CGGCGGCCCAGCCAGGTGTGGTCTGAAAACTTGTCAATCTTTTCGGCGGGCAGCGCGGCGCCGGCGGGGTAGCGGATGGCGCCCAGGGTGAGGGACCAGCGCAGCCATTCAGCAAAGACGGTGCTCTAAAGGGGGTTAAGTGAAGCTGGCTGATCTGCTGGATTGCTCCTGTACGCAGGCCGAGTTCGCTGAAATGGTGGGAATGTCTGAGGCGCGCGTGTCGCAGCTGGTGTCTGATGGCGCGCTTCCTGTCGGTCTTTCGGCCCATGCGATGATTCTGGCCTACTGCACCCGCTTGCGCGAGCAGGCCGCTGGCCGCATGGGATCAGAAATTGGTGGGCTGGATCTGGCCCAGGAGCGCGCCGCGCTGGCCCGTGAGCAGCGCATCGCCCATGAGCTGAAAAACGCCGTCGCCCGCGGCGAGTTTGCCCCGATTGGTTTGCTCGCCGATGTGCTGGGCAAAGCCGCCAGCGCCGTGGTTGATCGGTTTGACCAGCTCGAGGGAAACCTGCGCAAATCATGCCCAAGCATTGAAGACAATGTGATGGCCACCGTGCTGTCTGTCGTCGCGTCAGCCCGGAACGAATGGATGCGCAGCACTGTGCGCCTGGTCGACACCGCCATCGATGCCCTGCAAACCGATGACGACGACGATACAGACCATCCAACCGACACCTTCGCAGACCTGGACGCACCAGCATGAGCGCCAACCCGCCCATCAGCCGCGAAGCCGCAAGCGCCATCAAAGACGCCGTGCGCCGTGGCCTTTACGGACTGCGTGCCGAGCCGCGCCAGCGCCTGGCCGATTGGGCATCGGGTGGCGGCTTCGTGCTGGCCGGCGAATCGTCGCAGCAAAAGGGCGCCTGGACGTCGTGGAACTTCCAGATCGGCATCATGAATTTCATGTCCGACGACCGCATCGAGGATCTGTACGTCATCAAGTCCAAGCGCATCGGCTACACCAAGATGGTCACCGCCTTTGTGGCCTACAACATCGCCCACACCCGGCGCAACCTGGCCCTGTGGCAGCCAACCGACGACGACCGCGACAGCTACGTCAAATCCGAGATCGACCCCGTGCTCGACCAGGTGGAGTCCGTCCGCTCCCTGCGCAAGACCGGCGGCAAGGACGCCGACACCATTAAGCTCAAGCAATTCCGCCACAGCGTCGTCCACCTGCTGGGCGGCAAGGCAGCGCGGGCCTTCCGCCGCATCACCGTAGCCGTCAGCATCCTGGACGAATGGAGTAAGTTTGACGCCCGCATCGAAAAAACCGGCGACGCCAAAGGTCTGGCCAAAGGACGATTGGAAGGCGCTCCTTATCCCAAATTCATCGGCGGCACCACCCCGCTCCTGAAGGGAATAGACCAGGCCGAAACCGCCTGCGAGCTGGCCGACGGCATGGTGCGCTTTCACATCGAATGCCCCCACTGCGGCGCCGATCACCCGCTCACATGGGGCGGCAAAGACAAGGCTCACGGCTTCAAGTGGGACGAAAGCAAGCCCGAAACCGTGCGCCACGTCTGCCCACACTGCCGCGCCAGCATCACCCAGGCCGACTACCTCAAGCAATGCAACCCATCCGGCGGCCAGTGGACCCAAGGCGCCTGGGTGTGCGGCAAAACCGGCAAGCGGTACGGCATCGACCGCACCTGGCGCGACGACAAAGGCATGCCATGCCGCCCGCCCACCACGCTGGGCGTCCACGTATGGTCCGCCTACAGCCCGCAGCGCAGCTGGCCCAGCATCGTCAAGGAATACCTTGAGGCCCTGGCTGCCGCCGCCAAAGGCGACTACGGCCCGCTACAACTTTTTATCAACGAGACGTTGGGAGAAACCTGGGAGCTGAAAGGCGACCGCAGCGACGACCACGCACTGCAAGCCCGCGCCAAAGCAGAGGGCTTGAGCATCGGCACCGTGCCCAAAGGCGCCTTGATTCTGACCGCTGGCGTCGATGTGCAGCGCGACCGATGGGAAATCGGCGTCTGGGCCTGGGCCCGAGGCATGGAGAGCTGGACAATTGACCACGCCATCATCGAAGGCAACCCCAGCAACGAAGAAGACTGGCAGCGCGTCAAAGACTATTTGCAGCGCCGATACACACAAGTCTGGCACGGCGGCAGCCTGGGCCTGTCCGCCATCAGCATCGACTCATCAGACCAGACCCAAGACGTCTACAACTGGGTGCGCAAACATTCTCACATCCTGCCCAGCCTGCGCGCCATCAAAGGCAGCAGCGAAGAAAACAAACCCATCCTGATGCCAGCCAGCAGCGTCGAAGTCAACTGGAAAGGCCATCGCTGGCCCAACGGCCTCAAGCTCTGGCAAGTCGGCACCGACACAGCCAAGGATCTGCTGCTCGGTCAGCTCAGAATCGAACCCCCAGGCCCCGGCCACGTCCACATGGCCGCCGACCTTCCGCGCGAATGGTTTGAGCAGCTCACCGCCGAACAGCGTGTCCTAATGAAAGTCAACGGCAAAGACACCTACCGCTGGGTCAAGCGCCGCCCGCGCAACGAAGTGCTTGACTGCCGCATCTACGCCATGCACGCCGCCTTCGGCCTTGGCCTGCACCAGTACACCGATCGCCGATGGACACAGATCGAAGCCGCCGTGCAACCCGCTGAAGATTTGTTCACCCGTGGATCGGTGGACGCGCCGATCCCGACCCAGCAGCCAGCGACGGCGCCATCCTTCGCCACCCTGCGCCGCCGCCCCGGCGCCTTCGTCAAAGGCTGGAAATAATGCCGCCCAAATCCCCCGTGCCACACGAAAGGTACGCCATGATCATCCGTGAAATCGCCGTCGCCTTTGCCCGCACCACCGGCACCGAGCCCACGCGCGAGCAGATCCGCGCTGTGGAGCTGGAGATTTCCGACCAGTTCGGTGGCGAGCGCCTCTACGTGCCCAGCCACCCCAAGGCCCGGCGCCAGGCCGTGGCCGCCCGTATGATGCGCGAGGCCAACAAACGCCCCAGCCAGAGCGACTTGGCCAAGGCCATCGGCATCAGCACCCGCGGCCTGCGCAAGGCCCTGACTGGCAAATAACCGGAACTTTTTTGCCTTAACGCCGCGCGCGCGGCGCGCCACCATGCAGCCTACCCTCAAAGGCTGCACGCATGGCAAGCATTCCCACGACCGAGCCGCAAACCATCACGGCGGGCGACTCCTTCACCTGGCAGCGCACGCTGGCCGACTACCCGGCCGACAGCTGGACGCTCAAATACCGCTTCATCAACGCCGCCGGCAAGATCGACATCACCGCCGCCGCCTCGGGCACCGACCACCTCGTCAGCGTCACCCCCACCACCAGCGCCGGCTACCCCGCAGGTGACTACACCTGGACCGCCTGGGTCGAGAAAACCGGCTACCGCATCACCGTCGGCGGCGGCACGCTGGAGGTCAAGCCCAACATCGCCGCGCTCACCACGCTGGACGCCCGCAGCGACGCCGCCCTCATCGTCGACCAGCTCATGGCCGCGTACAAGACCTACACCGCCAGCAACGGCCACGTCGCTGAGTACGAAATCGCCGGCCGCCGCATGAAATACCGATCCGCCGCCGAAATCCTCGACCAGATCAACCACTGGAAATCCATCCTCGCCAGCGAAAAGCGGGCCGAGCGCATCGCCGCCGGCCTGGGCGGCGGCAACAAATACCTCGTGAGGTTTTAACCCATGGCCTTCCTCGACCGATTCTGGCCGCGCCGAACGCCAGCACCCGCCGCCCCGCAAAAACTCAGCGGCCGCAGCCACGCCGTCATCGCCGCCACGCGCAACTTTGAGGCGGCAATTTCCGACCGCCTAACCGCCTCGTGGAAATCCCCCACGCAAACCGCCAACGAAGAGATCGCCGCCGGACTGGAAGTCACCCGCAACCGCTCGCGCGACTTGTTCAAGAACAACGAATACGCCAGCAAGTTCGGCAAGCTCGCCGTCGCCAACATCGTCGGCAGCAACGGCTTCACCCTGCAGTCGCTGGTGTCCGAGGCCGGCAAGGCCGACACCCTGGCCCGCGACCTGATCGAGGCCGCCTTCAAAAAATGGGGCCGCCGCGGCGCCTGCGAGCTGTCCGGCCGCTTCAGCTTTGCCGACGTGCAGCGCCTCGTCATCGAGACCTGGGCGCGCGACGGAGAGGCCCTCATCCTGCAAGTCACCGGCAAGGCCGCCGGCAACCCCAACGGCTACGCCCTGCGCCTCATCGAGGTCGAGCGCCTGCCCGTGCAATACACCCGCGACCTCAAGGACGGCCGCCGCGCCATCATGGGCGTCGAGGTTGACGCCAACAACCGCGCCGTCGCCTACTGGCTCAACCTCGGCCGCATCGAAACCGCCGCCGGCGGACAGTCCACCCTCACGCGGGTCGACGCCTCCGAGGTCATCCACGTCTTCAAGCCCTACCGGCCCGAGCAGGTGCGCGGCATGCCCGCCATGCACGCCGTCATCAGCGGCCTCAAGATGCTCGACGGCTACGAAGAGGCCGCCATCGTCGCCGCCCGCGTCGGCGCCGCAAAGATGGGCTTTTTCACCACCGCCGATGGAGACGCGCCCCCCGGCGACGACGCCGACGAGCAGGGCAACACCATCACCGACGCCGACCCCGGCAGCTTCCAGACCCTGCCCCGCGGCGTCGACTTCCAGGCCTGGAGCCCGGAATACCCTCACGCCAACTACCAGGCCTTCATGAAAACCCGCCTGCGCAGCATCGCCAGCGGCATGGGCGTCACCTACCACGGCCTGGCCAACGACCTGGAAGGCGTCAACTTCAGCAGCATCCGATCCGGCACCTTGGAAGAGCGCGATGCCTGGATGGTCCTGCAAGACTGGTTCGCCGAATCCTTCCTGCGCCCCGTCTTTGCTGAATGGCTGCGCTGGTCCCTCACCCTGGGCGCCATCCGCTACCCCGCCGGCGCCGCGCTGCCCGCCGAAAAGATTGACAAGTTTTCAGACCACACCTGGCTGGGCCGCCG